GATGGGCTTGCTTGTGGATTTCCCAGCCGTGGAGCCGGGCGCCTCGCGCGCCGACACCGCAGGTCTGCGGGCTAACATTGTATTATACCCTACTGAGCGCATCATTAATTGGCGTGAAAAAACGCTGGTGGTGTTGGAGGAAGAACATGAGGTGTATATTGACGAATACGCCAGCGAGTGTCGCACGTATCACCGTGTATTGCGGTTAGAGGACGGCTACTACGTCTCAGAATTATACGACGATAAAGACGTGTTAATTGCGTATGCCGAGCCGCGCATGGCAAGCGGTGCCCGCTGGACAGAAATTCCTTTTATCATTGCCGGCGCTGAAAACAATGACCAGAACGTGGATAAGCCGCCATTATACGACTTGGCGGAAGTGAATATAGCCCATTACCGGAACAGCGCAGATTTTGAAGAATCGAGCTACATGGTGGGACAGCCCACACCATGGATTTCAGGATTGACACAACACTGGATTGAAGAAGTGCTACAAGGGCAAATAATGCTCGGTAGCAAAGCGGTTATTTTCTTGCCTGATGGAGCGCAGGCGGACCTTTTACAGGCTACGGATAACCAAATGCCCGAACGTGGTATGGCGGCGAAAGAGGCACAAATGATCAAACTCGGTGCTCGGCTTATCGAGGATACCAAGACCAACGAAAGCGCTACTGGCGCCGCCATCCGGTTCGGCGGGCAAACCAGTGTACTAGCCACGATTGTCGGTAACGCAGAGGCGGCTATGCTCAAGTGTATTAATTGGGCTGGTATGTTCATGGGCGCCACCGGTGACAACGTGTTTCAGCTTAACCGCGAATTTTACGACCGCGAAGCAAACCCGCAAACCATCATGGCTGCTATTCAACTACTTGATCGCGGTGTAATCGCAATGTCCGACCTGCGCGGCAATTTACGTGCCAGCGGCATGCTGGACAACGATCGCACGGATGATGAAATAGATGGCGAAGCTGAGCAAAATGTTCTTGACACAGGGTTGTAATTGTCCCATACTCTAGGCAGTTACAAACTACTTTGGAGATTAAAGACAATGAACTTCATCGACAAACAAGAGCCGATCAACCATTTAAAAAATCAAATTCAGGTATTAGAATCCAATTGTCCGCTACAATATCGCACTAATGGGCAGTGGCGTCCTAAATACGACAACGAATATTGTTTTATTATAGAGAGTGAGTATCGAATTACACCTGTAGAGGCTTATGCTGTCATTGCGCCGAACGGCATCATAGTGTTGTCACAAGATTATCCCCATTGTTTACCGCCCGACGCACGTATTGTCAAACTTACGGAGGCGGAATAATGAAACTTACAGACAAACTTGCTAAATTTTATCGCGAATACGAACACAATCCGCGCAAATTCAACGCCGCTACACGCGCGGCCATACATGCGTTCGTTAAAAATGGCCGTGGCGTTAACTCGCGTAAATTGACGCCGGAACAGCGCCGCGCCGACCTTGCTGAATATGTAAAAGAGCAAGCAGACTACTTTAAAACCAAATCGGCGAGATACGCCGCACGTTTGGCCACACGATAAGGAGATTGAGACGATGACCTGTCTTATTAAATTTCTCGACGGCACAGAGCGCGTTTTTAAAACGCTACAGGGTGCAGACTTACGGTGTGCAAACTTACAGGGTGCAGACTTACGGAGCGCAAACTTATGGAGTGCAGACTTACGGAGCGCAAACTTGAAGGGTGCAGACTTACGGCGTGCAAACTTATGGCGTGCAAACTTACGAGGTGCAAACTTGCAGGATGCAAACCTGCAGGATGCAAACTTGCAGGATGCAAAATTGCAGGATGCAAACTTATGGCGTGCAAACTTATGGAGCGCTACCGGCAACGGGCGGGAAATCAAAACAATCCAAGCAGACCGATATGTGGTAAATATTACTTCCGACAGGATACAAATCGGTTGTAGAAACTATTCTCGCGCAGAGTGGTTTGCATTTAACGACGATGAAATTGACGAAATGGATGAATACGCATTGAAATGGTGGAGGATTTGGAAACCCATTTTACAACAAATTTTGGAGGACGCAAAGTGAGCGCTATCGAAACTTCTGGACAATTCGACCTGGATTTCTTAAAATACATCTGTGAACAACAGCCATACTATTTGGCCGGCCTTTGCTTGGCGGTGAAAGACGCCGAAATCAGCGAAGAATTTAGACTACTTTTTAGGGTGTACGGATAATGAACAGAAACGAACTTGCACAATGGCACCGCGAACAAGCAGAAATTTTGGATAGTGGGAAGCCGTTGGAAGTATGTGTACGTGGCGTTTGGATTCCAGCTGATGGTGATAGTAAATTCATTGAATACCGCCTCGCCCCCGAACGTATGCCGATACCGGATTATGATTTGACGGAAAGCGAAGTGCGAGAGTTGATTGATCAAGGATATCGGCAGATTGCGCAGGATAAAAATGAGCAGATTTGGGCATATCGTGTACTGAGTGGGTGTGAGTCTTTTTACACTGATGAAACTGAGGTAGACCGAGCCTGTTACACAGGCCAAAACTGGCGCGAATCGCTGAGGGAGTTAAAACTATGATACTCGCATTTTTGCTATACAACCTTGTGTTTATATTATTGCTTTTTGTAAATTTCGTAATAATTTTTAAAGGCGGGTTTCAAGATACGTTATATCATCGGATTTTCGACCGCTTTGATATAGTGTATAATTGGCACTTATCATTATACTTATGGGATAGACATGCGGCAATTGACGAAACCATATCGGCCCGTATTCGACGGTATTTATCGTCGCCTGACAATTGGCGCTATCATTTGGCGAAACCGTTTGCTAAATTATTGAACGCCGTAGATAAGGGCCATTGCGTATGATACTCGCATTTATCAGCATTTTGTTCATGTTCACGATGACCGGTGTGATTATTGGCTTTTGTGTCGGTGTACGTAAAGGCAGCATTTGGGCTGTGGACGTTGGTATTGTACTCGGTGCGATGATAGGCTTTTTTATCGGCGTGCCGGTGGCGGAATTATGCCTAGTACCGTAGACGCCGCTACACGTCACCAAGTATTCGTCCAGCGATATGCAGGCGGGCGAGAGCGCGAAGCTATCCGCGCTCTTAACCGCTTGCGCCGCAACGTACTGGTGCGCCTGGCGCAAGATCCCACCGAGTTTACACGCGGACGCCTGCGCGACTTGCTGGACGAATTGGACTCAATATTGCAAATAGGCTTTGCGCAAATCGGCGCCACAATACAGGCCGACAATAATGCGTTTATCGGTAGCGAAGCGGCGTTTTCGGCAAAGCTGTTCAATCTACGACTGCCGGCAGACGTACAGCTACAAGCGGCGGTCGAAGGTTCAATCATTGGTGCAATCGGCGTAAAGATTGAGGACGCCTTACGCGATTTAACCACTAAGAAAATCAAGCAGCTGCGCAATATTATCACCGACGGTATTGCGCTCGGTGATACGCAACAAGTCATAGCGCGTAAAGTTGGCGGCATTATGGCAACGCTACACAAACGGCAGGTAGCGACACTAACCCGCACGGTGATCAATCACCTATCCGCGACTGCGCGCGATGTGACGTTCAAGGCCAACGGCGTGGAGCAATACGAATGGGTTGCCACGTTGGACAGTCATACAACCTTGACTTGCGGCTCGCGTGATGGTAAGCTATACCAAGTCGGTGTGGGACCAATGCCGCCGGCCCACTGGGGTTGCCGTTCTACGGTGATCCCGGCGAGTGGTGCGACGGCACGACCAAACGGACCGGGCGACTACGGAAGCTGGTTAAAGAAGCAACCAATTGCCTTTATCGACGAAGCGCTAGGCGTGGAGCGCTCAAGATTATTTCGCGCAGGCAAGCTGCCGCTAGAAAAGTTTGTCGATCCTACGGGACGTATTTACACACTGGCGCAGCTTGAAAGTATGAATCCTTTTGTTTTTGGAGAAAAGTAAAATGAAACGAATTAATGAACGCTTATGTGTGAAAGTTAACACGATGGATCAGCTACGTTTTTTGATGGAGAATGTCGAGCACGAGGACATACTAGAAGTGCCGACTTATTTCCATACGTTTAAGCATTTGAAAGCCAGTTTTCACGATGACCCAAGCTCCTGCGGGATACTAATGATCACATTCGACGAATTTAAGGCAAAGTACTTCCCTGGGCCGCGCATTTTCTATGCTAATATATATCCAGACGGCCGATATTATGTGTATGACAATGAACGCACTGCGGACGCGTGTGTTAACCTTGGTAATTTCGAGCGCGTCATTTTCAGGGAGATTTTGGAATGATTGTTTTACCGTGCATTTTATTAATCGCCGTTGCCCTTTACGAATCACCAAAGTGCTACAATGATAACCCGTTTGACTACTAAGGAGAAATTCTATAAACGCGTCGTTGGTTGTTTCCGGCGCGTTTATCCTGATTTTAAAATTATGTATCTGGATTGGGCCGGTAATCGCATCGGCACAATCTACATCGGCAACCCTGACAAATATCTTTATTTTATACACAAGAGGAAAGCATAAATGCGTATTAGAATGTACCCACTACAAGACGATGAACCCGGCGCGGCAGGTGGCGGAGCAGCAGAACCCAACGCCGAACTAGAAGCCCTCAAAGCCGAAAACGCGAAGCTACAAGCCAAGATTGCGGAAGCGAACAAGCACGCCAAGGCAGCGGAAAAAGCGGCAGCGGAGGAAGCACGCAAGAAAGCGGAAGCCGAGGGCAACCACGAACAGCTTTACAAGTCCGCGATGGCAGAACTGGACAGGGAACGCGCTGAACGTGCGAAGCTTTTGCAGGAAAATGCAAACAAGGAAATACACGCATTGGCCATGCGCGAAGCGGCGAAAATTGCAGTGGACGCGGACGCGGCCGAGCTGTTAGCCGAACAATTCGCCAAGCGGTTGCGGTACACCGACGAAGGTGTTAAGGTTACGGATAAAGCAGGCGGTTTAACAGTGTCACCGCTTGACGCCTTGACGAAAGAATTTCAGAGCAGTGCTCGGTTTGCGCGACTAGTTAAAGGTAATCAATCTGCCGGTGGCGGTGCCAGCGGAAGTGATAAAAAAGGCGGCAGTGCCGTTATGACACGAAAAGAATTTGATGCCCTTGGTCCGGTTGAACGTGCAAACTTCATCAAGGAGCAAAAGGGTAAAATCATCGATCAATAAAAGAGAATAAAAAAATGGCTGAAAATACTATTACCGCAATCGTGCCGGATATCTACGAAGCGCTTGACGTTGTGAGCCGCGAGCTTGTTGGCTTGATTCCGTCTGTTACCTTATCCGCTTCCGCTGAACGCGCTGGTTTGAATCAAAATATTGTCGTAGACGTTGAACCGGACGGCAACGTGTCGGACATTACCCCGGCGATGACGATTCCTGAACCGACCGCACAAACGTCCGGTAGCACCACGCTGACTATTAGCAAATCGCGCGGGGCCGAGTTTGGCTTTATCGGCGATGACCAGAAAAAGTTAAACACCGGCCCCGGCTACATGAGCGTCCGCGCCGGTAAAATCGCACAGGCAATCCGCGCGCTGGTCAACGAAGTAGAAACCGACCTCGGCGCGTTGCATGTGAATTTTTCGCGTGCATACGGTACAGCGGCAACCACGCCTTTCGCAACCGCAAATGATTACACCGACGCATCGGAAGCTTTGCGTATCTTAAAGGATAATGGTGCACCAGAAAGCGACAATCATTTAGTACTCGACACTGCCGCTGGCGCGAAGTTTAGAGGCAAGCAAGCCGCTGTAAACAGCGCCGGCACTGACAACATGTTGCGTCAAGGTGTGTTGCTCGACCTGTACGGCATGCCGCTGCGAGAGTCCGCAAAGATCAAGCAGGCCGTAACCGTCGGTACTGCATCCGGTGCAACCACTGACGCAAGCGGTTATGCTGTTGGCGATACTGTAATCACCCTGGCCTCCGCCGGCACTGGTACTATCATTGCTGGTGATGTGGTCACTTTCGCAGGTGATACCAATAAATACGTCGTTGCTTCCGGCGATACTGATGTGTCAAATGGTGGTACGATTACCCTGGCGGCTCCTGGCTTGCGCGTTGCAATGTCGGCCGCTACTAAGGCAATCACCGTTGTAGCCGCTGCTACTCGCAACATGTGCTTTAACCGTTCCGCCATTGTGTTGGCAGCTCGCTTGCCGGCCATGCCGGAAGAAGGCGACCAAGCAAGTGATGTGATGGTGATCACCGATCCGCGTTCGGGCTTGTCGCTTGAATTTGCAATGTACAAAGGTTTCCGCAAAGTGCGCTATCAGGTCGGCTTGGCTTGGGG